CGGCTTCCAGTGAACCGACGCCAGAAGAGTGTAAAGCAGGAACAACGATATCCCGAAAACTTATGGAGATACTCCAGTCCGAAGTAATCCCTATAGGAGGTACTCTAACAAAAGGTGGAAAATTAGCTGGCTTTGCCATCAGGATTGATAAGGAACAAACTGAAGCCGAAAAAAAAGATCGGTCATTTTTTGACTCCTTTAAGGGAATATTTACCACTTCTATGATGACAACGATGAAATATATTACATGGGGATACTTTGAAAATGCAATCGTAAATGGAGGACTTTTTCCGGTAACATCAGGAGGTTCAGGAGCATCTGATTACACTACAACAGGAACTCAAGGTCCTGCAGCATTTGATATAAAGAGTAATAAATACGCATTCCGAATGGATACCACAAGAACACTTGTTGATAATCCAGAATACATGACTTCAACGGATCCCACAATTTGCATGCTTCCAGGCCAACCATTCTGGGCGTTAAAGGGCGGTACATTGAAGACCATGGGATTGGGGTGGGGCAATGACTTCCAACACATGGGTGGATATTTAAAAATGCCAAACTTTAAATCTGCTACAGACTCCAAATTGGGATGGCTTTCCAGTGTTTGCATTAATGTCAGATTCCTTATGATTTGTGCATTGGAATCAGAAACTGCCGGAGAATTTATAAATAAAGTGCTAGATGGGATTAATGGATCATGTGGAAATAAATGGGATCTAGTTCTTACTCCCTTGGAAGACAATCCTTCTGTGATGACTATAGTAGACACAGTTTGTCTTGGCCCAAAAGTAACTTCATACGCTCTTAACGTTTTTGGTAATTATTCTATAGCTAAAGAAGTAACCATAAACACTGAGGTCTCCGATGCTGTTAAAGCCCAGGTAATGTATGGAGCCAATTCGGCAGGAGACGATGAGAATGACTTTAGTCTATTCGGCTCGGGTTTAGGGGACAGCACTACTGGCTGGGGTGAACTTAAGCAAAACGATGCAGAACAATGCATAAACCCAGACGCAGCTGTTACTCCTGCAGCAGGTGATGAATTAGCAAAAATATTAGAAAATTATGAAGATGCATGGGAAAGTCTTATTGATGCTACAGACTCCACCAGCATTCAAACAATGAAGGACACAGTAAAAGCCCTCCAGGAGTTCACAGATGCTCCTGCTGATGTTGAACCTTCTCATCCACCTATATTACCGATAAACTTCAGCTTTACAATGGATGGTATAAATGGATTCAAATGGGGCAATTCTTTAAAGGTCAAGGACCTACCTGCCAGATATTCAGGAGCTAGTTTTATGGTCACTGCAATTGACCATAGCATATCTGCAGATGCTTGGGACACTACAATAGAAACGGTTATGAGGCTCGCTGAGGGAGAATAATAATGCCTGGACCTACATTACTATCAACATCAGGAGGTGAATTCATACACCACACAACCAAAGCAGAGTATATTGGCTTTTATCACTATACCCTGGGATTCCCATTTGCTGGTACAATCACAGGCCCTGGATTCTTGTTGTATGACATTCGATTCGGCGATGTATATGATTCCAATCCCGATGAAATATTAACAGGTGGCATCAAAGCTAAAACCTATAGGGAGCTAAACCCGACATTCGGTCAGCATCTCGATGACCCTCCACCATTCAAGACAACCCCAACAGAAAAGGAATATCTGCAAACTAGAATGACCCGGTATTTTATTAAAAACTTGCATACAGGAAAAATTACAGAGGCCCACAAATCGACATATAAAGTTTATAAGTTAAAAAATAAAACCTTGAAAAATCTGTATGAGACTGTTAAAATAGAATGGAAGCTTTCTGGACCCCTGGAGGATGTAGTAGATGCCGATGGCACTATACTAGCTCCGGGCATTATCCAGACCAATAAAAGAACTATGGCTCGCCACAAACAAAAATTTCCCGAGTTCGGATTGGTAATCCCTTTTGACGATCTAGCCAAAATAACCTCATAAATATTTTTATTTGTAGCCTTTATTTCGTATATTAGCTACATGGATATTCTGAAGCAGATTCTAGTTCGTAGTTACCTGAACACCGGGAAAGCCACCGATCTGGAAACCATTCAACTTCCAATATTCAAATTCTTTGGCCACAAGTATTGGAACAGAAATGATGTTCATATGATTATACCAAAGAACAAGCACAGAGAGCAAACTTCCATAAACACCAGAGTGTTAGAAGGTATGCCAAAAGCAATATGTGAAGAAACGTATATGGATAGGATCACTCCGCTATTTGAAGCAATTGAAGATAATGGCATATTCACAACAACAGGCACCGAACATTCTAGATACAACCTATATACCCTAACAGGCAGACCCTCAAATACAAACAAGGGGGTAAACTATGCTGCATTGAATAAAGACGACAAGTCTAGAGAGAGATTTATTAGTAGACATGAAGCAGGCGTTCTAGTTGAGTTTGATTATGATGCCTATCACCTCAGGTTAATTGCCGGACTTATTGACTATGAATTCTCAGAATCGTCAGTTCACACCCATCTCGGAAAAATGTACTTTGACACTAATAACCTGACCAATGAGGAATATGAAGAGTCGAAAAGGATCTCGTTTAGGGTGCTCTATGGAGGTATACCGAAGGAGTTTGAGAACATAGAATACTTTAGGAAGACTAAGACCTATATTTTTGAATTATGGGATAGTTATAATAGCAGGGGTTATATCGAGACTCCTGTATTTGGCAGAAGGTTTTATAAAAAGAATTACGAGGACATGACTCCTCAGAAACTATTCAATTATTTAATCCAAGCATATGAGACAGAAAAGAATATCGAAGTTATGGAAAAAATTCAAGCACTATTAAAGGATCGTAAAACCAAATTGGTCTTATATACCTATGATTCATTTTTGTTTGACGTTGCCCCTGAAGATGGCAAAGATCTATTATTCGAACTCAAAGCCCTGATGGGGCTACCAACCAAATCAAAGTATGGCAAGAATTATGATGCCATGAGACCTTTGGCTTTGTGAAATGATATTTATAGTATAAGGAAATGCCCATGGATTTTAATAAAATAATAACAGAACTTTGTTGGAGACTAGAAGATGGAACTCCAGACTTCAACAACCCAGAACATCTACAAGAATTAAGAGTGGTCCTGACTATGCATAAGTGGGATGCTCCTGCTATCAACGAATTGATAGAAACCCTTACAGAAGAAAAGCTATATGTTAACAATGCTGAAAACAGGCGACGTGGAAGAGTTGGTAAGAAGTGGGGATCAAGCCCTGGAGACGCTCCAAAAAAGTCATCCGGTGGGTCTGAAGATGATAAACCTGAAAAAGAACCTAAAGCCGAACCAAAACAGCAATCAAATGGATATGTTGGAAATAAAGATAAGACTTTAGAGCAGGGGAATCCATCAGATACTGATGAATATAAAAAGGATTTGGAACCTAATGACCAAGACTTTAATGAAAAAAATAAAGCTAATGCCAACCCTACCCCCCCTGACCCAATAAGTTTAGAAGGCATAGTTAAAAACCCTAAATTCCCAAAAAGATATATTAAGGTATTAGAAAGGATGATGAATACTAAGAATAATAAAGCTTCATCCAAATACGAGCATTTTTCTGATACCAAGGGTGGGGCAGGTAAAATAAGTGCACAGGCGGGGGAATTAATGGCTATGATGGGAACATCAATGTCAGATGAAGAATTTGAACAATTTACTACTGCATTATTAGAACATGAACAAGAACTTTTGGCCGAAGATAAGGCCCGTTTCGAACGAGGTGAAAAACCTCTATATCATAAAGTGGATAAGAAATCCGGGAAGTTAAAGGATAATCCTGGTTCAAGGATAATAAATAAATCATGGATAGAATCTGCTAAGAAGACGAGAAAGGTAATGAAAGATCAGATAGGAAAAATCTTTGGAGAGGGGTCGGAAGTAATAGCTACAGCATGGGATGCTAGTGACGAAGTTGAGGCAATGGGTTTAAAGGACTATAAGAACAACAAAGGGTTCTCATCTGATATGTATATCAAGGTCAAAAAACCAAATGGCGAAGAGGTTTTGCTTGAAGTTTCATTAAAGAAAGATGGCCGAGTATATTTCCTCAATTCTGGGACAGGAAAGCTAATGGAAATTGATCCATCCCTTGTAGGTTCTGCAGTAGATCCTTCAGTATATTCTAGTCAAGAAAAAACAAGACTGGCATCTGGGGCAGCTAAAGTATTACCAAAAAAGCTACTAGATAGTCCTGACATTCAAAATGCACTTAAGGTCATTAACGGGGAGAAACCTTCTAAAGACCATAAATTAAAAGGTTCTGCGAGAGCTAATTCAAAGCTCATACTTAAAGCAATCATAGCAGAAGCAGATAAAGGAAATAAAGAAGCTATAGCATACTTAGAGGCAGATGATGCAGCTCATAGGGAAATGAAACGCGAGGTAATGGATGTAATTAATACCAATGAAAAAGTTAGAGATGGGGTGATTGAGAATATCAAAGATGAATTTCCAATGAAAGCAGTTGCAGATGGGGAAGAAACTATGGCTATTGGGGATATGTCATTAGATAGACTCACAATGAAAGAAGTTTTTGGTACCGATAACTTCGACGACCTAAAAGAAAATTTCAAGGTAGTAGAAAATGCTAAGGGGGAACCAGTCTTAGTCTATAGCGTAAAAGGAAAGGAGGAAATCCCGATAGCTGAGATGGGAATACGACAAGATGGCCGAGGATATGGCGGTGGCACAATTAAATTTGAAATGGCTCTCCACCCAGAACTAGCTAAAAAACTCGCAGCTGCTACGAATAAAGTGTACGGATAATGAAGTCCCAACTCCTATGCACATTTACCTTCGGTGAAAATTTAGATCAGACTCTTGATTCTATAACTGAGAATTATGATGTGCTATATGGTAAAATATTTGTCCTAGAAAATGCAGATAGGCAGTATGATTATATGTGTACCTACAATGTAACATCTGCTGTGGATTTCAATATTCTCGGCAGTACAATATCTCTACATAGGAAAAGGCACACCAATACTCTATATACAATCAATGCACTGAACACACTAATCAAATCAGTAAATGGTAATGAACTCGACTCAACTTTCCAGGTGGATTGGGATGAATATCAAAACTGTTTACTAACAACAAATGCCGAGGACCTACGACGTATAAACACCGTCATCCATAAAGTGGTGCATACAAAGTAAATGCCTTGATATTTATATATGTAAAAAATTATCGAGGAAGGTTTTTTCACTAAAGGCCCCCTTCAACAAAAAAAGGATATTACAATGTCAAGACCTAAAAAATTCAACATTCGCGAATGGAATGAAAAACATCTATATGAATCAGCATACACGCATCCACAAGATATAGTTAAAGCTAGAAACTTCCCTGACTTCGTTCAGAATATGTGGGATGCAGGTTGGGAATTCAAACATTTTCCATCTGGAAAAAAATCTGCATTGGATAAGTTTGCTGATGACGGTGAAATCGCAAATGATCAACTCACAGGTGTTAAGTCATACCAAGACTTTGAAAACTGGGTGGTTCACTACCTAACTAATGGTAAAGAAGACTATTATCTCTATATAGACTCAGAATTCAAAAATGCCCAGTCCTCAAAGGGATCTCCTAAATTTAGGAACATCGGCGTATAGGTTTTATGATCAAGCTAACTGAAATTCTAAATGAGTCAAGGTCGAGTAACCCACTTGGTAATGCTGGGCCTGATCGCCCTTCACACTGGATCCAATTCACAACAGAAGAAGCAGCCCCAATTCTAGATAAGTACATAAAGATAATGCACAAAGCAATGTCGATTGCACTAGCTGCTGCTAAGAAATCTGGATATACTGGAATATCAAAACTTTATATCGACGATGATTTTGGTATCCGACCAGGGGATGCGACAGGAAGAAGTCGGTATGTTAATGCTAACCACAGTGGTGAACATCAAAAATACCCTCCAGTTTTTCCTGGTAATAGTCCCATTCAATTTACCGACACCTACTTTGTCGGAATTAACATGCAAGAATATGGGGCATTAGAGCTAAAGGGCATCAACCTAATGGCAAACCATATACCAGGTAAAAAGGCTAAAATGTCTCAAACAATAAAAAAGGTAAATACCTTGGATAAGTTGGAATCTGAATTAAAAAAGTGGGTGCCTATGGTTGTTAGTGATGCCAAAGCATATGCTAAAATCCTAAGTGTTCCTCCTGAAGATACTATGAGCTCTTCAGATCAAACCAAGCGTATGTACGCAAAAAGAAAATAATTAAAAAATAACCTCCAATAAATTTTTTTATTCGCAAAAGATTTGTTATATTTACTAAGTACTAATTAAAGATTGAATATTATGCATAAACTTCTATTGGCTATAAGCCTGTTCCTCGGCGGACAAACCCTAATTTGGTTCCAAGTAAATGGTCAATTCCTATGGCCATGGTTCAAACGCAACCCCATGATTCTAGCGATCGGTATGGGTTCAATTATTTCATATCTATTCATACAAGCAACCAAGTATTCCTATGAATATTTTGATGGTCTATTATGGCCTGGCCGTTTCTTAGGCTTTGGTTTTGGTATGGTGGCATATGCCCTACTAACTAGTTACTTTATGAGTGAAGGTATCAGCATTAAAACCCTAACTTCTTTGATCTTGTCAACAGGTATTATCTGTGTACAACTTTTCTGGAAATAACGTTTTTTAACGATTTTGATCGTAGTCTTTACTAAATAAGTCGTATATTAGTAGTATACAAAATGGATAAAATGGAAACACAATTAGGATATGCATGTATTAATACCCAGCTTCGCAAGTCTGGCATATTTACAAGTCGCACAATGGTTAAAAAAACCTTCAACACCAAAGGCATTCAGTATGCATCTGAACTAGCATTACAAAATGCAAAAGACCTGGTGGAAATTATAAAGTGGAATCATGCAAATGGCATCAAGTTATTTCGTATGTCATCAGGTATATTTCCTTGGATGTCAGAATACGAAATATCAGACCTACCAGACTACACTAAAATTTCAAACGTATTAAAAGGCGCTGGCACACTGGCTAAATCATATAACCAACGCCTATCATTCCATCCAGGTCCATTTGTGGTCTTGGCCTCACCATCACCCTCGGTAGTAGATAATTCAATCAAAGAATTAAATCAGCATGCCGAAACCATGGATCTAATGGGCCTACCACAATCCAATTATGCAAAAATAAATATTCATGTCGGCGGTGCATATGGCGACAAAATAGCAGCAATGGCTCGTTTTTGTAAAAGCTTCAAACGGCTAACTCCGTCTGCACAATCTAGGCTCACCATCGAAAACGACGATCGTGCTTCAATGTATTCTGTAGTAGATTTGTACCATGGCATATATAAAGTTGTTGGCATACCCATTGTTTTCGACTATCACCACCACCAGTTTTGCACTGGGGACCTATCCGAAAAAGCTGCTCTACATTTAGCATCTACAACTTGGCCAGATGGCATCAAGCAATGTGTACACTACTCAGAATCTAAAGCTCTACATGAAAATAATCCAAAA